TCGTCTGCTTCACTTGCTGTAAAAGTTAATACATAACCGCTTAAATCACCTGCTGCTGTTCCTGATTGAGCCGCTGATGTAGTCATGTTCATACCTTTTTTCATTCCCAATAACAATAAGTTATCGTTGTTATCTTTTACTATTGCATGAGGTCTACCCTTTGCTAATAGTTTAATCTCATCTCTGTCGGCTGCTCTTAGCTTATGCAACGTAATCTCCAACGATTGCTCATAGAAGATAGTTCCATTTTCTGCTGATGCAGTCAAAGTTGATGTTACATTTCCTGTATATTCGGGTAGTTGGTATTGATAAAGAGTAACGCCTGTTAAAGCACCTGAAGCTATTGAACCGCTTGTAACAGTTAATCCACTTAAGTCGCCAAAGTCAGCAAAGTAAACGGTTTTAATACCGCCTACTTGCTCTTTGCATTCCCATAACCTACCGCTTGTTAAATCGCAAGCCATTTAGATTAATTTTAAATTATGAATAATAAACGATGTTAGCACCGTTTGTGATCTGTGTTCCTCCTGTCATTCTCGCAACAAATCTAACATTGTCGCTTCCATCAGTTTCAGCCATGTCAACTACTCTGATTTCTGAAAGGTCAGTTAAAACATTAGTTCCAAAGTGAAGGTCTGAACTTCTTGCAGCAACCATTTTATCGTTAGACAATCCGTTTGCAACTACTAATGGTAAACCTTCAAAATTAAGTTCTGTAGTTCCTACATGGTATCTGTCTAAATATCCTAAAGCAGCTTGTGCGGCTACATAGAATTTTTGAGCTGAAATAGGAATGAAGATCTTAACATCACCTGCCGCATATACTTCATTTGGAATAGCATCTCTTACTTTTCCTAATTCAGCAATGATATTAGCAGCACTTAAAGTAGTACCTGTAACATCGATTACATCAGCATCAGCAGCTAATCGAGTTTCAAAACCGTCAAACGATCCACCTTGCCAAACGTTTACCTCAAAATCTTTTGCTATTAACTCAACATTCTTCTGAATAAAGAAGTCTTGAAAAGATGCAGGCAATTCTTGACCTGTGATTGCACCTCTCATTTCTAAAGATTCCCATTGGCTTCTAAAGTCTTTTTTACAAAGCTCGATATTTACTTGTAATTCGGTTGGTTCTAAAACAACGTCTGATAAATTTACATTGCCTGTATCAGCAAAATCACAACTTGCAGCGGCTAAAAAGCCTGTAGTTGCTAAATTTCTAACGTTTAACTTGTATTTTACGTTTTCATGAACGGTAATATTACCGCTTCCAATTGTGTTTGCCGCTAAGATAGCAGGATATAAATAACCCTGCGCTTTCTCACCTGCAAAATTACCTGTTAAGGTTGTGCTTGTAGCCATTTTTTATTTTTTTAAGTTTAATTTATTTTGAAAATATTTAATTCTTTCTGCTGTTGATAGGTTAGCAACTTCTTGTTTGCTTAACTCAACAACTTTTTTAGTTTCTTTCTTTACACCTTCAGGAGATACCTTTACCTTATCTACAGGTTTAGATAGTTCAACTACCTCATCAGATACAGCTTTAACAATACCTGTCACCTCTGAAAATTTCTCTTTAACTTCCTTATCAAAGTCTGAAACCATTTTTTCTAACCTCGTAACTGCTGCCTCGATTTTTTCATCAACCGATAGTTCAACAACTTTTTCTTCCTTAGTTTCTTCTTCAAACTTCGTTTCCTTAACCACACTTTCAACGATGGCTTTAGGTTTAGAAGTTTCTTCAGCTTGTTCAACATCTTCTGATTTTTCCATTGGTGTTTCTTCTGATTCAGCTTCAGCAGGCACATAGTTTGCAACTATACCATCAACCTCAACTACAATCATACTACCATCAGTTAAGGCATATTCGCCAATAGGTAAAGGCATTTCTGCACCATCAGCCATTATAAATACCTCAACTCCCGCAGCCCATTCGTCTGAAGGTGTCATAATTTGAGTTACCCCATCTTCAAGGGTAGCCTCAGCCATAAATTTGTGTTCTGTTAAGTCGTGTCCCATTTTTAATAAGAACTCACCGACTTTTTCTTTGAATGTTTTTTGCATTGATTAAATTTTAACCTCAACGAATAAACGGAGTTAAACCAATGCTGTTGAATTTTCGATTAACCCAATATGTATATGTAGAATTTCATCCTGTATTCAGTCCAATAGTCAACTGAATATTTATCTAACACTTCTTCATGTAGTAATTTTGCAGAATCTTTTAAATGCGCTTTCTCTTTTGCAAGTAATATTAGTTTATTTTCCCAACTTTCATTAGGGTCAAACCATATAATATTCTCACTTTCAAAATCAGTATAGGGTGGCGTTCTTGTAGCACAAATTGCTTTACCCTTTGCACCCGCTTCAACAACTTTTAAATTAGATTTACAGCCATTAAATGGTGTTGGCAGTAATGGGGCTAAACTTACATCAAAACTATCAAATAAATGACCATAACTCCATTCGTCTTTCGGTTCACTTATTTTAAAACCTAAATCTTTGTAGCCATCTACATAAGCAGTAGCATCTAATAAACTAAAATCTGTTTTTGTAAATTGTAAATCTTCTAAATGTGTCTGACCTCCTACATACCCATACTTTATGTTCTTAGCTTTTCTTGGTGATGGCTTCCATTGCAACTCACCTGTGTTAATGTAGTTGGGTATAATCTCAACTCTTTTATTATAAGGTCTAACCTTTTTCTTCAACCTTTTATTTGTGGTTATAACCCAATCAACAGCTTTAACGCTTTTTATTACTTGGTCTACATATTCTTGTGTGTATTGCTCTTTTAGTATATGGTGGTCGTCTAATATCCAATAATCATCAATGTCTAAAACAACCTTGCAACCAAATTTTCTCTTTAATGCATCAACTATTAAATCTAAATCTTCAAAGAAAATACACCTTGTGAAAATGATTATATCAACATCAAATAAATTCGTGTTTAAAATAGACCGTTGGTCAACAACCGAAAGTATTTCAGTTTCAGGGTATCTTTCTTTAAGTGCTATATGCGGGCTAATTAACCTGTGATAGTTTACCGCACCTTTCATGGTTGCTGCTGTTAGTATTTTCATCCTAATATGTATTTACCTTTATTTTCAATCTTTAATTTGTGCAATGCAACATATCTCATAGCATCGCAGGCGTGATTATAAAAGTCAATCGGTTTATTTAAGAAATTGCCGTTTTTATCCTTCTGCCATTTGTAATTTTTAACCTCCTTTAATATGTTAGGTGAAGGGTTAATAATGTTTATTTTATACCTTTTAAGGATGTCTATACCATTTTTAATACTATCCGCACCTTTAACTACTCCATGTGCATTAAATCCCATCCTGTAAATTTCCTCAATACTTTTAGGTTCTGCACTATCACAAACTAATTCAGCCCTTCTATCAATACCTAATTCTTTTAAGCGTTTACCTATGTCTTGGTTTGTTAGCCCTGTTTCGTATATCAGTTCTTCAAAGTACATTTCACCCCCTGACATTCCAACTTTGATTAATGCGGTAGGATCATTTGTATATCCAAAATCTAACCCATAAGCCACCCATTTGCACTCAGGAAACTTATCTACTTGTGTATAGTTGCTAAATACCTGACCTTCAATATATCCCTTTAACCCTAAACCATAAACCCGCCAATAATTTTCATCTTGGTCTTTTAACCTTTCAATTTTACTAACTAAATCCTTTGGCAGGAATGGGTTGTTTTTGTAGGTAGTAATAAAAAAATCACAATCTTCTTCTTGCCTTAACCTATCAACCCAAAACTCTTCAGATGGGTTGTAGTCGATTATTACTCTTTCGGTTGTTCTTATGTCTAATTGGAAAAACTCCTCATAATTTAATTCATTCGCCTCATTGATAAATAGCAAATTTCTTTTTCTACCTCTTATCTTTTGTGGTTGGTCAATAGCAATAAATTCAACTAAGTTACTTCCAAATCTGTAGATGTGTTCAGTCTTGTTGTGGTGTGCCTCGTTATACCTCCCCGCCTTCATCATTATCTCGATAAAGTCACGATATACACTACCTCTTAAACTTGGAAATGATTTACGACAAATGGTTACAACCTTACCTTCATTATTACCTAAGTAATGAATTAACCAAATTAGAATATTATATGTTTTGCCCGAACGAGTACCACCTTGCTCAATAACATACTTTTTATTTGATTGACTTAAGTGTCTAAATACAGAATTTGTTTGTAGGTCTGCCATTACTTTAAACAACAAAGGCGATTATAAAAACCGCCCTTGATGAAACCAATTAAGAATATGAATCAAAAAACAAATATAATCAATTTTCTAAATCACTAATACTATCTATTACTTTTATCGTTAAATTATTATCTAACCCTTCATGCTCAATAGTTTGTTTATCTGAATAGCCATAGTTAGCTTTCAAATCAAAAATCAAACCTTGTGTATTTCCTTCACCATTAATTAAGCCTGCAACCTTTCTACCCTCTATCACATCCATAATAAATGCAATCGTTTCAACTAATTCTTCAGGGTATTCTATCTTGGCTATCGCAGGGTTTGAGCTTCCTTTGTTCTCTTGGTAGTTCTTCCATGTCCTATACTTAATACCTGCTCTCTCACAAAATTCTCCTATTGTTGGGATTCTTGGTTTAGATACTTGTAATATTTTACCGCTGTTTACAGGATGTTCTATTTTAAAGTCTTGGCAATAGCTTATGTAAACATTCCACGCCTCCCTTATTTCTTCTGCTGTGTGCTTAAACTTCCCTATCGGTCTTGTGTTATTTATTCTTCCGTCTGGCATAGTGTTTTTTTATATAAACGAATTTTCAACAAATCTGTTGTTGTGCTAATTTCTTCACATTGTAAATCCCCCTACTCCAATGACTAATACCTACGTTGTGTTGAGCTATATCTTTTTTTGCCGATTGCCTGTTTAAATATCGTTTACCTAACAAATTACAAAACCCATCCCCATCATCTATACCTAAAGTGTAAACATTGTGAGGATAGTAATAATGAAAGATACAAAAAGGTAAACTCGTGCTGTTTTGACAAGGATAAACCCTACCAAAAGTCATAGATTTATCACAATCTAAATTAACATAGATAGTATTACTTCTGTTATTATCTCTAAGGTTTCCCGATTGGGTTAAAATATACCTACTACTAAAATCAAAATTATCAGGCAATACTGTTTTAAATCTCCTGTATAAGTCGTTGTATGGGTTTGAGTCATGCAATGCGCAAATATCAGCATACTTAGTTATTTCTATTGCACTATTAATAGTCCAAATATTAAACCTTTCTTTTAAAGATTCATTCCAAAACTTCAAACTATTGCCTGTACCAATAACTAAGAATGGTTTTGATTTAAACCACTTTTCTTCTGTTACTTGCTCAATTGTTTTCATGCTTAACTCTTGGAGCTACATCTAAATAAGCCCATGTAAATTGATTCTTAGCTAATTCAATATCCCATCCATTATCCTTTGCTACTTTTGCAATAGCCTTTTCATACCATTCATCGTGTTCATTTGGATATACTTGGAATGTTTCGTAGAAATCAAAATCTTTATCTTCCCTGTGTTGTGCTGATACTTCTTTAAGTGTTATTCCATAAGCAGGAACTAACCACATATCTATAAATTCATCTTGGGTGTATTTTTCCATTGCTTCGTTGTTTATTAGAAGAACTTATTTATTTTTTTAGAGTATTCTTTCGCTAAGGTATGAATTTCATCCACTTCACTTCTTAATTTACCTAATTTATTTGCAAAATAAGCCTCAATAGAAAATCCTTTGGCATTACCACTTTTTATTTGTTCATTCCAAATATCTTCATTTTCTACTTTTACTGCAACCATCCAAGTACCTATAGGAACATCTAAACCGTAATCTTTACTTTTATCGTTCTTACTTTCTACAATCCACGATTCAGCCACATACAGCCCTTCTATTTCTTCTTCATGCTGTAAGGTATGATTGTGATGTGCATTTGATTTTAGAAACTTATAGGCAGCTTGTTTAATTGTTTCTTTACTAAACCAAACATATAAATCGTTTCCTTCTGCATCCTTTCTATAAATCTGTTTATTCGGTATCAATGCAGCCCCTACTAATACCCTTTTTTCATTATCTACTTGAGCTAAACTGTATTTAGTTTGACCGTCTTTAGATAGGGCTATAAAATTTGATTCTATTGCAGGAAAATCAACTATGCTAATTGCATAAACTCCACCTTCTTCTTCCTCATTTAATACTAATTCAACTATTTTGGTCATAATGTTGCTTTTTCTCTTAAACGTTTATTTAGTGCTTGAGTTGAAGATATGTCATTTTCCACAACGTAAGCTCTTATTCCGTTTTGGTTATTTAAATTATCTATTGCTGCTTGATTCGCAAAGTTTGGTATAGATGAAATGGTAGGGCTATCAGGATTAAATCCTGAACCTGAACCACTAGACCTTCCACTTGCACCTAAACTAATTGGTGAAGAACCCGAAACACCTCCATTAAATGTTTGTTTCTTTATTTGCGCAACTCTAGCCAATCCTGCTGCTACTGCTGCCGCTGCTGCTAATCCCCCCCTAATAGGCGAAGTAGGATCAAGCGGAATAATTTGAGAAGTAAATGCCTTTTGCGCTGCTAAATAAGTTTCAACTGTTGCTGCTGCTATGTTTAATTTTTTAGCTCTTTTAAACGATTTCTTTTGTTCATTTTCTGTTTTACCTTCAAATATTGAGTTAATTGATAAGATAGAGTTTAATGCATTCAAAGCATTTTGCTCCTTATTAATCCTATCTTGCTCATAAATTTGCGACCTCTTATCTGCGGCTTGCTGTTCGATTTTTATTTGATTCTCTGCATTTGTCAACACTTGATTATTAACCGCTAAGCCAATTTCTTTTTCTTCTTCAACCCTTACTTGTAGCCTATTAACTGAGTTTTCTTCTTTTGCTTTTGCTAACAAATCTTGTTCCCTTTCAAGTTCATTATTAAGTCTATTAAGTTCCCTCTGAACTTGCCTTTGTGCATTTAACCTTATTGCAGTTTGTCTATTAACAGCGGCTATTGCTTGCGCTTCTTTATCTAAATTCTCTTTATTGCTTCGACTAAAAGTGTTTTCTAATACTTGCGCATCTCTCCTTAGCTCTAAGTATTCAGTTTCCTTTTTCAATAAATTATCTTCTAATACTTGGGCATCTAATAACGCTTGCCTCCTTTCATCAGCTGTAAACTGATCTTCTTGCCTTGATTTTAACCTTAATTCTGCTATTTTAGATTCCAATACTGACCTCTCAACTAATAAATCACGCTCTATCTTATCTGCTTTTGCTCTCATATCAGAAACTTCTTGCGCTGAGTTTATTTCTTTTTTCTGTTCTCCGATGAAATCACTAACAGCTTTCGTTGCCGATTCATAAGCATTTTGAACTCCCTCTATTGGATTTTTGATAAATTCAACAATCGCACTACCAAAATTCTTAATTGATTCAACAGGATTTGTAAATACTTCAATTATTTTTTCACCCAAATCAGCAAGAATATCAACAAGATTTCCAACTAACGCACCTGTTACAGTCATTATTTTATTAAACTTATTCTGACCTTCTTCGCTTGATGTAAATGCTGCCTTTAAAGATGCTATTACAAGAACTAAAGCACCTATTCCTGTTGCCGCAATAGCTCCTTTTAATGTTCTAAACCCGCCAACAACAGTCATTAGTGAAGCCTTCATAGCTCTAAACCCTGAAACAGCACCACCTGAAAGTTTATCCAAAGAACCTGTTAACTCTTGCGTTGATTTTTGCGCTGATTCGGTGTTAACTTGTAAATCGACTGCGATAGTCTTTGCCATAACTTAGTTTAAATCTTTTCCTTAAATGTCTAAATGTATCCCTAACATTAAACGGTAAATAGTACCTACCTGTTGCTACATCCATTTCTTCAGAGTTTATTACCCTGTTATTTTGTAGCATTTTAATTGTTTCGTTTAGTTTCATTTATTCAGGTTCATCGTAAGGTTCAGGATTAAATATATCATCTTCACCTTGTAGTCTTTTCCATAAACATTCAGCCCCCGCTTCATAATTTATAAAGTAATATCCATAACTCTCACAGCAATCCTTTGTTGGAGTGGTAACAGAACCTTCACCATCTATAAAGTCAATAGTACCATCTAAATTAAAAACAGAAGGCGTTAAATCACAATTATTTCCTAAACCAACGTTAACATCAAATATCTTTATTAACTCAACATCGCATGGAGATTCTTGATTTGGTTTGTAGTTGCTTATATTATTAACTCGGTAAAAGCAATCTCTAACAAAAACCTTATTATTAAATCTAAGATTGTGAATATCTACAGGTGTTAAATAAAATTTACCTTTTAAAATTCTTGCTTCATCGCTGTAAATTTCATTAAGATATTGTTTCCAATATTGTATAAATGGGTTTAAATTAGTTCCTGTTTGTACCCACACATCACGATTGTAAATTGGTGATTGGTCGGAAAAGTTTAAATCATAAGTTCCTGAACTCGCTACAATATCGGATAAGTGACCCGCATAACCATAAGACCCAACTGCATCTGCTGTGGTTGTTGCTTCATCGTAAATGTAGTAATTCTTACCACCCTCTAAATCTTTTTTCTTGAAGTAAAATATTCGTGGTGGGTCGTTGTTAGGAATTATATTGGAATTATTATCTCTATTACTCAAATCCATCACACAGATTTCCCAAACTTCAGTCGTTCCCGATGTTAGTATTTGCCTGTTTGTAGGCTCTGCGAATTGTGTAAAATTAGAAAAGTCACCCGAAGTTAAATCAGATTTATCTTCAAAAGTATAGCTCCCATAATTGTATTTTCTATTATCTTGAGCATAAACAGAGGTGTATGAAGTGCCCTCTAACCATTTCCATTCTAATTTCTTTTGCCTAAAATCAGTTGTTGGTATTATCTGAACTTCTTTGCTGTAATCTAATTTATCAGTCCAATCTAAAGAAGTACCCCTATCTAAATAATCAGGGTAAGGCTCTATTAATAGTTCTGTCGGGTTGTCTTGTTTAGGTTCAACAAACATATTGAAGTGTTCAAATATTGCCTTAATAAAATCTATCTGCCTTATATCAGGTAAATTATCCTCTATAAATATAGTTTCTCCGTTTGGTTGGTTTGGCTGTTTAACCAATTGAAAGTTAGAAAACCCTGACCCTTCTCTAATAAAAAAAGTGTTTGGTGATGCAGGAGATGAAACAACTATATTAATGTTGTAAGTGTCGCCTGTATTCAGGTTTACGTTGGTAGGTAAAGTAAAAGGCACTTGAACCTTTTGCCCATCAGAATCAGGGGCTATTGAATAAGTTGCAGAATTACCAACAGAAGCACCATTAACTATGTATTGAAAATAGTAATCAGCAGTTACCTCTCCACTTGCATCATTTCGTGTAAATTCTAAAAGCACATTAGTTCTAAACGCATAAGTACCATCTACATTTGCCGTAAATTGATAAGTGCCTGTATCATATTGAGTGTTTATGTCGTAACCCCCACTTGTAGAGTCGTTGTTAAACTGAATTGTTGTTGAAGAATTTGTTGCTATCTTTTGATCCGCATTCATTAAGGCGTTAAACCCTTGATTTGTTATTCTGTATTTTACAATATCTTCATTATTAGCAAGATTCATATAAACCTTATCAAACTCAAAATCGTTATTATCAAAAAAGTTTGAGTCGTAAGAATATCCTGCCTCTGCTATAATTCTATCAAATAAAGTTTTAACTTTAAATGCAGGTTTAAACTCATAAGGCTGAATGGGTGTAGATGAACTTTTAATGCTATTAGAGCCACCCAAAGTCCAAACCCTACTATCAATACCATAATTTATAAATGGGTAAACTACACCGCTAACATCTGCTGTATTAGTATTAGTGTAAGTTATGTTATAATCCCATGAATTTACAATATTATCTTTAGTTAAAGCATGAGTAAAATTTGACAACCAATCAGAATTTAAATCAGTTAGTTTCTTTTCACCTAACTCATCTTTTAAATTCCCTACTTCACCTATTACGCTAACAGAATAGTTTTCGCTTGTTAGGTTTACTGACGTGATAAATAAGTAGCCTTGTAATTGTGTTAATCCATCAACCCTAATTTCACATTCTGTTCTTTGGTAAACATCAAAAGAACCTGTTGATAAGTTTACGTTGTAAAGGTGATTAAAAAAATCATTATTAGCATCTGTAAAAGGTAAACTAAAAGTATTACTAAAACTCGATTGACGACTTGAGAAGTCTTTAATTTCTGCAACACTAAAATTTAGGTTAATATCTTCGCTTGAATCTATATCAAGAAAATATCCGCTTGAATCTGTTTGTCCAAAAGCTACTAATTGAATCATATATACTATTCAGGAAACCACACCTGCCCTATTATGCAAGTGTAGCACATTCTACCATTTGAATCATTTTCATTAACATACAATCCACCGTAAGTGTTACAGCTATCAACAAACTGCAGCTGACTATCTACTGAATATGTTTCATTTGCAATTAAGTATTGAGTGCCTGTGTAATTTCCTTCGGTATCTAACACCTTGATTTTACAAGTACCATAATACAATTGCTTTTGTTTTTCTTGTGTTTCAATAGGTTTTTCACATCCTATAAAACTTAATACTACTAAAATTGTTAGAATCTTTTTCATCGTTATCTTGTTTTGTGACTTAATTTATACGACAAAGATAATTGATTTAATTTATTATTCACACTTTTCTTGAATTGGTAGTTGTTATCGGTTATAATTACAGGCAACCATTCACCTTCTAAATACACCTGAACCTCTTTACTCATCAATAAACTTTGCAACCAAACAAAATCAGAATCTTCTAACCAATCGCTGTTAACGGTGTACTCTTTATCTGCTTCAATTTTAATTACGTCCTCACCTCTCTCATATTTTTCGTATGAAAATGCAGCGGCTGATGCCCAATTTCCATAAGCCTTTCTGATAGTATCTCGCTGAATGTTTAATTTCTCTATTGATGCTAATTCAAAAGTGTAGTAATCCCATGAACCTAATTCATTAACCCACGCTAATTGAACAGGTGTGTATTTATAGCAATCTGCAACATCAAATCTGTAAGTTTTAGTGTTGTATGGATTAACTGAATTATCAAACACCTGAACAGT